CGGGATTCAGAAAGCAATTGAACTCAGGGATGCAGAGAAACTTCTCCTTGATGTGTTGGATGGCAATAAAGCTACCCAGAGGGAACTGATCGATCTTGCCAAAGAAAGGGCAGGATCAACCAAAGACAGCCGTCTGGAGATCGAACAGGCTGAGAAGTTCCTGGCTATTCAGCAAAGAACTCCGGAGCAGATCCGCAAGACTATTTTAGCCGCCCAGGACTTAGCGGTTGTAACCGGCCAGACTTTGGAAAAGGCAGTCGAAGATCTTGACGGAACCATGGAGGGCAGACTTGCCAAAGGTTTGCAAAAACTTTCCAGCCAGTTTAAAGATTTATCGAAGGAGCAACTTTATCACGGCGCAGCCATTGATATTGTTGCCAAAAAGTACAAAGGTTTGGCAGAAGAAGAAATGCAAACCACCGAAGGAAGGCTGGTGCTTTTAGGCAAAAGCTGGAAAGCATTGCAACGAACGATTGGTGAAGCTCTTCTTGGAACCGATGGCATGTTCGACGGACTTGTGCAGGGAGCCACACAAGCCCTGAATTCGGTCAAGAAACTTTTCGAAGTGCCGATGGCTCAGAAATACCGGGAAGAACAGGAAAGCTTAAACGCCCTTGTATTTCAGATCCAGGCTACCAATACCAACCAAGCAGAACGTAACCGGTTGATCGATGATCTCCGTCAGAAATACCCGGAGTTTCTGGGTAGCTTGAAAGATGAAGATGTTACCAACCAGTTTCTTGCAAAACATCTGGAGGAAGTCAATTATCAGTATATGGAGAAGATCCGCCTTGCTGAATCCGAAGATAAGCTCAAAGACATTGCAGAAGCCCAGTCGAAAGCTTCAAAGAAACTTTCTGAAGCTGAAGGCGAACGAAACAGGATCCTTGCTGCTTCCATGCAGCTCTTGTACGATTCCAAACCCGCTTATGCCAAGCTGGTAGAAGAAGCCACTTCTTTGGAAGAAAAGATAAAATTGGTGAAGCAATACTGGGGAGCCGGTGGTGGAACCACCGGAACGGGAGGATGGTTTTTGGAAGCTGCAGAAAATGCAAAGAAAGCAGCCGACAAAATGAAAGTGTACTCGGTAGAATTCAAAAATGAACAGTTAAGAATTGCAGAAGAAGCAGTCAATTCCTCTTTGAACCTCAATAACAATCTGGATATGGTTTCCAACCAGATCCTTACCATTGCTATGCAAACCAAGGATGAAACCCTAAAGATGGTCATTAAGACCGAAATGGATGACCGGGAGCGCACTCACAAGATGGTGGAGAATCGGAAAACGGAATTCAAGGAGGAACTTGCCTGGAAAAAAATGTCGATCGATCAGCTCAATGATTATATCTCAAAAGGAAGGGAAGCTGATGCAACCAATACTGACCGCACCAACATGCGAAAGGCAACCGATGAATTGAACACCCGCGGGAAGGCCAACGATAAGATCAAAGAGTCTTACAAGAACCTGATGGATTCCCTTAAAGAAATTGAAGGGAAAAACTATGCTGACAAGTTCACCCAGACCCAACAGGAGATCCGTAACGTTGAAGAGAAGTACAATACCCTGATCAAAAAGGCTTTGAAATTCAAAGCAGATAATGAAAAGACATTATCTGTGGAGCAGAAAAAGGGTATCGATGACAATGTATCTTCTTTGGAAGTTCAGCGTGATGGCCAGATTAAACAGGTGCTGCTTCAAGCAGAACAAGCGTTTGCAGAAGACGTAAAGAAGATCCATGAAAACCTGCGTGTTGCCCGAATGAGCATCACCCAACGGCAAATCTATGAGGTAAACAAAAAGTACGAGGATGCACAAAAAGAGATCCTCGGAGCAGTAGAGTTTGCCTATAAGGAAGAATTGGATGCTGCTGAAGGCAATTCAGAAAAGATCATCCAGGCTGAGAAGAATAAAGCCGATGCTCTCAAAGCTATCCAGAAGGATCTGAATTCTTTGAAAACTGCACAAAAGCAGGAAACAACCGAAGCAAAGAAACAAGGGGATACGAAGTTTGAGGATGACCTGAATAATCTCAAACTCAAGGGCGACCAGGACCTGGCAAAGGGAAAAGAGAAGATCCAGCTCGAGGTCAATGCCAGGTACAAAAAGTTGCTGGAAGAAAACATTGGAGATGAGCAGCGAACTGCTGAGATAAAAAAACAGATCTCCGAAGAAGTCGCTGCAAAACAACTTGAGCTTTCAAAGGAAACAGCAAAGAAAGTTGCAGATGACACGATTTCGCTTGCAAAAGGCGCTGTGGATGGACTTGCTGCTATTTTCTCCATGCAGTCAGATGCAGAGAACCAACAGCTCAAAGAAGATGAAGAAGCCAACAATAAGAAGAAGGCAAACCTTCAGGCACAGCTTGATGCCAAGCTCATAACAAAAGAGCAGTATGATTCGCAGGTCAGCAGGATGGATAAGGACCTGGATAAGAAACGCAAGAAGATGGAGCATGATCAGGCTGTTCGCAATAAAGAAGTGGCTTTGTTCAATGCGCTGATCAGTGTTGCAACGGCGGTTGCTTCAGCGCTTGGTGCTGGCCCGGGAGTTGGTATCGTGCTTTCTATCATAACTGCCGCCCTTGGAGCAATTCAGATCGGTTACATCTTAAGCCAGAAAGTTCCGGAAGCTGCCACTGGTCGCTATTCGGTGATTGGCCAGGATGACAATAAACTCTATCGTGATGTTCCGTTAGTAAATTCACCCGAGACCGGATTGTATTCAACCCCGACACTGATCAGTGAGACAGGCCAGGAGATCGTTATTGATCCTAAAACGACAAAGAACCTGATGGTTAATTACCCTCATGTCATCGATGCGATCAATTTTGCTAGGGTTCCCCAACGTGCTGTTGGCCGGTATATGGATTCTCCGGCATCGACTCCCGGGAGAGTTTCTAGTGTCGTCGATCCTGAATTTATGGCAAGTATCAATAAACTTAATTCATTGATTGAAAGTGGTATTCCTGCTTTCATCTCATTTGATCATTTAAGAGAAACAACGAACAAGGTGAACCAGATTGAAGCCGAAGTTTCAAAATAAAATAACAAATGCTATCCATACAGATTTTTGATCAACCTTTAGACTTGTCCGATGATTTTTCGGTTTCGTTGAACCTAAAATCACCTCTTTTTAACGATGTCGGGGATTATTCCTTTCCGTTCAAAGTTCCTACCACTCCAAGGAATATGTCAATCCTTAGATGGAAAAACAGGATTGCATCAACTCAGAGTATTTACGAGACATATGAGGGAAGTATCCGTTGGAACGGTATGGTTCTTTATACTGGTCAGATAAAGATCAAAACAGCTTCAGACAAGACCTTTGAAGGTACGCTGTATATCAATAAGGGTAACTTCAACTATGAAGTGAAGGACCTTATCTTAAACCGGATGGATTTCGGGATGAAAAACTTTGGTAGTGATGACCAGGGGATGGACTACTTCAACTGGTCGCTGACTCATTTTTATCCTGAATGTGATTTTTCTATGCCCGAAATTACTAACCTGGACTTTTATGACCCGCAAGCAACCAATCCTGAACTCCAGGCCTACAATCAGATCTTTGCGGATGGTAAACTTCACAAAGTAACGACAGACGGTCAGCATCGCACGATCCTTATTCCGTTTCTTTACTTGAAATTTGTTCTGAACAAGCTGGCCGAAAACTGCGGATACCGGCTGCAAGATGACTTCTTTACTTCAAGTACAGAGCTTTCCCGCCTGGTGATCTACCATTCGGTAAATATCAGCGAAGTTATATTTGGGCTTCAGCAGCTTTATTACTGCCGCTTTTTGCCTAAGTTGAAAGTAAGCGAATTCATTGGCGGACTGGAAAAATGGTTCAATTGTAGTTTTCTGGTTGATTCAAGACAGAGAGTTGTCAGAATTGTTGGCAACAAAGAGGTGTTGCTTCACTCTGAAGTTGTTGAGTTCTCCAGGAATATTCTTACAATCACGCAAGATATTGCTGATCCAATCTCAGGATTCCGGTTCCTTTTAGGACCCGATTCCGGGGATAAGGTTTACCAGGACTTATTAGATCAGGAGAAAGGAATCACCGACTATATCAAAGGATCAGTCCAGAGTTTTACAGATATTCCTCCTTATCCTTTTACCTGGCTGGGTGACATCTACTATATCGTTGATACGAACTCCTGGTGGCAATTGGGAGTTAATAGCATTTCCTTTCTTATTGAATGGCAACAGCTGCCAAATGGACCAACACTCACTGATAAGTTTTTTTACAAATGGGGAGATGACAAGAACAAATATGAAACGATCTTCTCTTCTTTGGCTGATAAAGGTGGTGTGGTTACTTGCGGGAACCTGGGTACAGATAACCAGAAGGTCACTCCACGTTTGTTTTGGGTTGGAATGTTCGGTTGGTTTGGTACTCCGGTATTGCTTCGGGGACTTGCCTATGACAGCAATTTCTCACTCCGTTATACCGGGTCCAATGGCCTGTTTAACCTTTATTGGAAAGACTGGGTCAACTGGATCATGAATGATCGAAAGAGCGTTAAGATTGAAAAGCAGATGGATTTTATAGAGTTGAAAGACCTGGACTTTACAAAGCGTTATCGCATTAATGGTATAAATTACCTGATTAGTGAGATTGCTGTTACACTCAATAAATCCTCGATCAAATCCACTCAGCTCAAATGCTTCTCAGCTCCCTGATACTGTCCTTTATTCCATTGTAATCTCATGGTACTATTGCACCATGATCGATGTTACGCAAACTCCTAATCTCATTTCCTTTGCCGGGAATCCTGTCATTTTTGAAGGTTGCTCTGATAATTTCATTCTCTCTTGTGGCACTTATGCTTACTTCGAGCTGGTGGTTTCCGGAATTGATACCACCATCGGTCATTCTTTCACTCTTCAGTTTGCAGGAAAAACCCTGGTCTTTAAAACAGCCGGGCTGACCGGTTATGACGGGTATTTGTTTGGAGTGGGTTATCCCGGGCAATCGTTCAATGATTTCGCCAATAATATCTATCAGTGTTTCATTGAAAATTACTACATCCAGAAATATTTTACCATCGCCCTGGATCCTGTTGGAGTGAACCAGCGAAAAATTATTCTTCAGGCAAGGCAGGCCGGGGCCGATTGTTCTATTATCCTGTCTAATGTCGGAGTTTTGGGAGTAGGGCAGGGGGTCAACTTGCCTGGAACAGATGATGTTTACCAGGACTATTTTGGTATTCTTTGCCTTGTACGTGACTCGTACAATAATCCAATTGGTGAAGATATAAAACCAGCCGATCCAACTGGCTGTGCAAGTTTTGACATCTCGGATTATCTATCGTCCAAGTTTGCCACCTGGCAAATACCACGCTTTGAATTCCCAGAATTAACAGGTAATGCCAAAGTTCATGGATGGGATTACCTTATAAAATACCGGGCTTCGTTTGCAGAAAGTATCGCCGGTTTGGTCAAAGGCTTGCATCCTGATGGATGGAAATATGCACTGGCAGGAGGGCTTAATCATGAACTGTTGACATCCCTTAATGAGAACAACCTGGAATATTTCTCAATCCCTGCCAATAAACTCAAGTTTCTTACGTGGCTTCCAACCTCAAAGAATTCCCGCAGTGGAGTACTGGAGAAACTTTTTTTCCTGTTTCAGGCCAACACATCCGGGGAAGAATACCGGCTGGTGGTTATCATCACCTTTACCGACGGATCCCACAAGGTAGTCAATGCTACCGAACAGAAAGCGTTTGCTGCCTATTCGGTAGTGGAATTCAAAGTCGGGTTTGATCACCTTGACCTGGTGAATGCTGAGTTTGGGAAAACTGTTCAATCCTGGGAAGTGTTTTTGATGGACAGCAACGATGAATACCTGTCTGAAAGAAGGCAATTTTATAATGATACCAGGGTGTTTGAAAATGAAAAGGTCTTCTTTTACCGAAATTCCTTTTCCGCCTATGATACGTTCAGATTTTTAGGTAAGCATGAATTAAACCTGGAATATGAACGCCAGGTCGGAACTACTGTCCGAGAAGAAAAGTATTCCTTTTTTAATGCTCCCTCCAAACAATTCAGCGCTTTAGAAACTGAAAGCTGCAAGGCCAATTCCGGATGGATATCCTTGTATGAAAAGAATTGCCTTCGTGAGCTTATTCTTTCACAGGAAGCTTATGAGCAGATTAATAATGAACTCTTCCAGATTGTAGTAAAAACAGCTAAAGTGACTCCATTTCTAAAGGATGGAGAATACCTATACAACCTGGAAATCGAATACGATCGCTCTTATCAGAACTCTTTCTTTTCGGTACATGTTCCGGAGAGTTCGGCCAATCCGATACTGGTGCCGAAGCTTTTGACCTGGGATAACAACGAAGTAAGTTTTGACAACATGGAAATAACATTTGACCAAACAACATATTAACAATGGCAAGACAAGAAATCAACATAGGCATATATCCCGATGATAAACGAGGTGATAAACTCCGCATTGGCGGGAAGAAGATCAATGAAAACTTTACCGAACTCTACAACTGGTTGTTCAACGTCCAGTCTTCGCCTGTAATGGCAGGGAAACATACCATTACTGAAGAAGAAAGCAGACATCTGACCGAAAAAAATGAGATCATTCCGGCACCAGGCGAAGGAAAGGTCATTGAGTTAATTTCTCTCATTTCCCGGATCACTCCCACACCACCTCCAACCGGAGGACTGCAGGTGTATCGTGAACAAACTTTGAATGTAACAACAGATGGGGATACTGAAACCCGGGATTGGGGGTATTTCCCATCAGATTTTCTTATGTCATCCGGAAAGGTTATTCAGAGAATGACGCCGGTTTTCTCAACTCAGATCTTTGAAAACACGCCTGTTTATGTTTGCCTTTGTGGTGGCGCAAACCCCAAATCCGGAAGTGCAAAAATTGAACTTTTTTTCCTGTACCGGATCATTGATCCTGCAGGAACAGGCGGTTCTGGTGGCGGTGCCGACTCAACGTTCCAGATAGTACAGTCTTTTGTAAACCAATCCGAAATCACCGTTCAGCATAACCTTCAGAAGTATCC